CTTCAGTTCTACTATCTGGTCTTGGTTCATACAATGCTGTTGGATCTGGACCTGGGTAGTTTGGTTCTAACTGTGGATGTTTTGGCTCATATTCATCTGGACCGACCTTCAAACCATTCCATTCTTTTCTCATTTCACGCAAACGATAGCGAAATCCAGACCGATCTGAATATCCGTATGCTTTTTTACCACTTGCATACCTAGCCATTAGTACCTCAAATATGATATATTCGGTGTTAATTTAAGTGGTGTGCTATTTGCATCCTCTGCCGCGGCTCTTTGAAACTCTTCTTCATACACAGCTTTTAATATTTGTATTCTGTCTGGTGCTTTTTTCATTGCTATGTAATAAGCTAAACCAGCTGCCATGCACGGTAAAAACCTAAATGGCGCATCGGTTGTATTAACTAAGGCATCTGCATCTTGTATTCTTCTTACATAGTAATACACGAGAGTATAAGATGTATCTGGTGTTGACCACAATGTAATCGTGGGAGTTGTTTGTCTATCAAAGAAATACTGACTTGGTTGTCCAGTATTACCTTTGTTAGGTATTCTTAAATACTCACCACGACTCATTTGCGTTAGAGTAAAATCAACGCTACTACTGTTTCTTAAAACAACTTCTAATAGATCTACAAACTCACTGTCTAATGTATATGTAGCTGTGCCAGATGTTACTGCCTTTGTTTCTTGTGTTACAGTCCATAAATTAAGACCTCTGTTTGCCCAATCAGCAAACATAAGATTTAAAGAACGTCTAGCTGTTTTGGCATCATAGCCAGTTCTCATCTCTAAGCCACATCTCTCATAGGCTTCTTCGATAAGTTCTCCTACATCTAAATCAAAATCTCTTGAGTTTGAAGTTGCCATTAGGCTTTACCACCTCTTCTCAATTTTTTAATGCCAGAATCGCCTTTTATACTAATGTTTTTTCTACCAGTACCTGCTTTACCAGTACCTTTTTTTGGTTTGATAGGTGCTATTTTTACAGTTTTACCTTTTTTAGCCATCATTGGCTTTCTCATGGTTCCACCACCCATTAGTTTTTTGATACCAGAATCAGCTTTTAGACTGATACCTTTTTTACCTTTACCTTTTTTGAGCTCCATTTTTTGTCGTGGTGTTAGACCTTTAGGTGTCATTTTTTTACCAGGCATTATTTTCTCCTTTTTCTAGTTAATGATTTCACTCTTCTTGGTTTACCAGCAGGTTGCCCTAACCGATTCTTTTGATTTATTCTACTTCTTTTTTCTTTTGCTGTCATCTCCTTAGTGGTCTTTGGAGTTTTAGAACTAATTCTTTTACTTGGTCTACAATACGGAGTCCCACGCTTTTCACCTTTTTGACGACCACATGGCTTACCAGTCTTGACATCTTTCCAGTCTTCTTTAAACCATCGCTTAAGTGCTAGACCCTTTTTTGTCTTTCGAACTGCCATTACGAATACTTCGTTTTCTTTCTTCTGTTAGACATTATAGCTCCACAACCTCTGGCTATATTAGGATTACTAGATTTTCGTTTGGTCATCCTAACAACTTTGCCTTCTTTGGCTTTCATAGATTGTTGTCTGTCCACTTTTTTAATAGCAGCCATGAGACCACCGTCTGCTTTTTTCTTCTTTTTACCACCAGTTCCGTAGTTGGCTGCACCGACTTTTCTACACTTTGCGATAGCACCTGAGGCATACGCTGATGGAAAAACCTTATATCTGGCTTTTACTTTATGATAACATGCGTCTTTAGGCATAATATTTTCCTTTCTTTATTTTCCAACAAGTGCAAAAAAACTCTTTTTTCTTGCATTTGTGACATACTTTAACTGGTTCACCTCTTACGACTTCTCCTTTTTTTAGAGGCACAATGTGCTCTTTCAGAAAATCCTTTAGGTCGTTTACAATCGATCCGCCTCTTCCTTGCACTACTCCACTTTGAGGAGCGTTTTCCAGGAGACTTTGCGATCTGTTTTGACATTGATCCCCGCGAGATTGCCATCCTCACCCTTTCTTTTCATAAAATCTGCCCACAATACTGTTATCATTTCGTTGTTTTCTTTGACTTTTATTTCAGTAATTGCAGTTCTTTTGTCTACATTAATCAATGTTAAGCATATCCATGCTATGGCTCCAGTCGCTGAAGTCACAATAACACCTGTAATTATTTGTTTTATATTTAACATTTCCATCTTCTTCTTGCTTGTCTTAACCTACTATTAGGATTCTTGGCTGCTTTAGGAAACTTTTTCATCTGACCTGCACTTCTTGCACAGAATGACTTTCTTCTTTTTGCAGCTTTACTCCCAGCTTTAACTTTACCAGTAACGGCAGTTTTTAATTTACTGCCTGGATTTTCTCTTCGATAACGAGCAACCCCAGCCTTTGTCATTCCCGCCCCAGACTTAGTAGAGCGAAAATACTTTTTGGTCTTAGGAGGTTGCTTGTCTCTTGTTCTAGCCATTACGATAAGAATATAGTGAGCTTGTTACCACTGCCAGTAAAGGCAGACAGATATGCACCACTCTCTGCTAATATACCATTATCTGGAATATTAAGAGTGTGTAATCCAGTTGGAAAACTTTGCACTATCAAGTTACTTCCACCATTACCATCTGTTATGGTAAGAGCGCCCGCAGAATTACCAAATACTACTATTTGTCTTATTCTTGATCTTGCAGGCCCTATGATAGCTGCAGCATCTCCTTGATCTACATTAAAGGCTTTTACGTCAGATCTTGTTCCAGCCATTTATATCTCCTATTATTGGTCAGCGAAAGCTGGAGCAGTCGTTGATGTAGCATTACCAAAAATCTGATAATTAGTTGTATTTAGACCCATGATAGTAACGTCAAATCCAGCAGGAACATTAAATTGGATACTACTGTTTGAGCTACCATTTGAAAATACAGAACTAATCGCATTACCGTCAGTATCTAAAAATGTAATACCACCAATATAAAAATTAGTATTTCCTGGAGTAATTATTATAGCGTCTGTTGCGTCAGCGGCTCCACCAGCATACACAAATCTAAACATAGACCCAGCTATAGGTGCTGGAAGTGTGTATGTATTATCTTGACCACCATCTGGTACAAGTAAAACTCTACCACTATGAGTAGCATTTGTAAGAGTTACGTTACCATCAGATAAACTAACTGGTGCTCCACCAAGAGTTGTTACCTCTGTAATGGTTCCGCTAGTTGCATCTTTACTGATTGTTTTAATTGTGCTTTCAGATCTAATAGGACCTGAGAATGTTGTATTAGCCATGTATGTCTCCTTGTCTTGGCTGTTGTCGAAGTTAATTCTTCGTCAAGGTAGTTTTATTATACATAAAAAAAGGGCGACTGCAAATAGTCGCCCTAAAAAAATATTTAAATTTTTTATGCTCCAGGTGAACCGAATAGTGAACGAGGATCTGAGAAGCCGAAAGAATATCTCTCTCTTGCTTTATATCTCATGTTCCCAGTATCAAAATCTGGATCCATTGCTGTTGCCATTGGCATCCTTTCGAAATGCTTAAGACCATTAGGTGCGTCTGTCTTAATGAAAAACGCATCTGTGTCAGTCAAATAATCGTTGATGACATAGCCATTAGGTAACATTCCCATGTTTCTAATAGCGTTAGCATCATTATCTGCTGTTCCAGGTCTTAACTGAGAGTTAAGTAATCTCTCTGCGACAAACTGTAGTTGTCTTGGAATAATTAACTTCATTCCTCTTAGAGCGATAATTAAACCTCTCTCATCTACAAAGCCTGCAATCTTAATCAAAGCATCTTCTAAAGATGTTTCGTTTAAGTCTGCTGCAACAGTTGGCTCGTTAGCAAAAGTCCCACCATTTGTTAATGGGTGGTCTGTTGCTAGTAATGCCTTACCATCACCACCAGCAGTTGCTCCAGCAGTAAACGCATTATTTAATACGTTTGCAGCTTTCACTTGCTTTGTATGTGCCATTGACCTTGCAAGTGCTCTCGTATAACGAGCAGATAGCTT